GGAACCGAGATGCCATCAATAGTTACAGCCTCGCAGCTGAGAGCGATTCTTGGTGTCTCGGTTTCTTTGTATAGTGATGCTCAATTGGATTCTTACATAGATTCCGCCGAGCAAACGATTTTGCCTTTACTTACGCAATACCAATCATCGGTGACTTTTGCCAATGTGAGTGATTCCGTCATTTATTTCACCACAATGCGGCCAAATTACTTTGTGCCGGGTCAATCTGTTGTTGTTACCGGGGCCGGAATTTACAACGCGACCTACACAGTCACCGATGATCGGATTGAGCCTTACACTTTTACAGCTGCAACCGCCGCAGCTGATCGAACTTATCCATTGCCGTTTATTCCAGCGGCAACAGCTACATTGAGTGGAGCATCGGCAGCGCAGCTATACGCATCGACACCACCAATTGAAAATGCAATCTTGGTTGTAGCCGTTGAGATTTTTCAGAGCATTACAGCTCCGGGCAACCAAATCATGTCCGATAATTTCCAGCCGTCACCATTTATTCTTGGCCGCAGCTTGAGCAACAGAGTCATCGGCCTCTTAGGCCCGTTTCTTGATGTCGAAACGATGTGTCAATGAGCATCGAATCAGCAATCCGCACACCACTTAAAACAGCACTTTCCGGAATTGCTGCAAATGTGTACAACGGCATCCCAGAGACAATGACATCACCAAGCATATGTTTGATCCCGGATGCACCATATTTGGAAAGCGTTTTAATCAATGGCGCAACGACAAAAGTCAAAATCAATTTAACTGTCACCGGTGTCGTGGCTTATGCCAACAATGCCGCAGCTTTAGACAATCTCGAAACATTGATGATCAGCATCATCAGCGCAATGCCCGATGGATACGAAGTGGGCAATGTGAATCAACCTCAACCATTGGAAGTCGGTGCGGGTAAATACCTTACAGCCGATTTACAAGTAAGCACCTACTACACCAACTAAGGAGAAATCATGCCAACAACAATCGTGACCGGCAGAGACATCACATTTACCATTGATGGTGATTCGTATGATGCTCAGGCCACATCAGCAACATTGACAATTGATTCAACGATCAATACTTATCAAACACTCGATGGCAAGGCTTATTACACAACCGATACCCAAGGCACATTTGCCGTTGAAATGTTGGCAGATTGGCCAGCTGGAGGATCGCTGTGCAACGCGCTTTGGACAGCGGCAGACACAGCACCAAACACACCATTGGCGGTTGTTTTCACAGCTGCATCAGGATCGGTGTTCAATTTTGATGTGCAGCCAATTTTCCCATCAGCCGGAGGCACCGCACCAGATGCACAAACTGTTTCATTATCCTTTACCTGTGTAACAACACCAACGCTATAAATAAAGGAGATCGGGAGCATGAAATTACCAATAACAATTGAATTCACTACGGGGGAAAGCGCAACCTATACCGCGCTTCCACCGGAGTGGATGAAATGGGAACGCCAAAGCGGAAACACAATTCAACAAGTAGCCGAAAAATTGGGGATTGCTGATTTGATGTTTTTGGCTTATCACGCAATGAAGCGCGAAGCAGCCGGAAAGACTGTCAAGCCTTTTGAAGTGTGGTGCGAAACTGTGACTGACATCAGCATGGGAGAATCCGAAAACCCAAAAGCTATGAACCGGGAAGTTTAAACCGGATCATTTGGGAATTGGCTATCCATACCGGATTGTCACGATCAGAGTTTCAAACACCAGAAGATGTTTTAACCGCTTTTGAGATTCTAAGGACACGAGATGGCAACTGAACCAATCACTTATGACAAGAGTGATTTGCGCGGCATCATCAAGGCTTTTAAAGCCATGGATGAGCAAGCTGTTTCTCAGGCCAAAGGCGTTTCAAATGGATTGGCCACTTACCTGCAATCCAAAGTCACAGCCGCAGCTGGTGGCCGTCCAAATAAGGCGGCAATTCGCATTGCTCAAGGATCGCGCGTGAGTAAGTCATCAAAGATTGGTGAGATCAGCTACGGCTTTGTATCTCAAAAATTCAGCGGTGGCGGCACGACACAACAGCTTTGGGGCGGCTACGAATTTGGCTCACAGAAATTCAGACAATTTCCAATCTGGTCTGGCAAAGCTCCCGGCGGCATTGGCTCATTTGGTTATTTTATCTATCCGACATTGCGCGCCGAACAGCCACACATTATCAATCAATGGGAAAATGCATTTACTAAGATTTTGAAGGAGTGGTGATGGCCGGTCAATCAAGAACACTCAAGCTTTCAATTCTTGCTGATGTAGATAAACTTAAGCAAAGCCTCAATGTAGGCTCAAAAGATGTTGATGGTTTCGCCGGCAAGATTGGTGACTTTAGCAAAAAAGCGGCATTGGCTTTTGCTGCCGTAGCTGCCGCAGCTGGTGCCATGGCAATCAAAATTGGCGTGGATGCCGTCAAGGCTGCCAGCGATTTGGGCGAAACAATCTCAAAAGTCAATGTTTTATTTGGTAAGTCTGCCAAAGACATTGAAAAGTTTGCAGATGGCGCAGCTGCATCGCTAGGCCAGACAAAGCAACAGGCATTGGATGCCGCAGCTACATTTGCAACATTTGGAAAATCCGCCGGTTTGAGCGGTGAGAATCTAAGCAAATTCTCAATCGACTTTGTGAAATTGTCATCAGATTTGGCCTCTTTCAACAACACATCACCAGAGCAAGCAATCAATGCAATTGGATCGGCATTGCGTGGCGAAGCTGAGCCATTGCGGCAATATGGAGTTTTGCTTGATGATGCTTCATTGCGGCAAGCGGCTTTGGAATTGGGAATTATCAGCACGACCAAAAATGCATTGACACCACAGCAAAAAGTGTTGGCAGCTCAAGCTTTGATTTATCAACAGACATCAGCTGCACAAGGCGATTTTGAGCGCACCAGCGATGGCCTAGCCAACAAAACACGCATCCTCACAGCTCAATTGGAAAATGCAAAAACCACTATTGGTCAGGCACTTTTGCCGATTGTTTTGCAATTGGCGACATTGTTTTCAGAAAAGGTCATCCCAATTGTGCAACAGGTTGCAGATGCCTTTGGTGAGAAATCTGGTGGCATGGGAAACACATTGAGCAAATTGGCCGGCTCAATTAAAGACTTTGTGCAACCTATCTTTGAAGGTTTTAGATCAGCTTTTGACAAAATCAAAAAAACTGTTATTGAAAACAAAGATGAGTTTGAAGCTTTTTTTGATGTCATCAAAGCTGCCGCGCCAATCATTGGCAATGTGATTGGCAAAGCTTTCAGCGTTGTGGGCGATGTGGCCAGCGTTGTTTTAAACATTATGGCAAATGTTGTTGGAGCTTTACGCGGATTGATCAACACAGCAATTGATCTTGTCAATGTTGCAATCCGTGGATTTAACCTTATCAAGCCGGGTGCAGATATTTCACCAATTTCAAAAATTGGATCATCAACTGGATCAAGCTCCACGGGTGGTATTTCTGTGCCAGCTGCATCATTGCCAAGTGGTTTTACATCTGGCGGAAGCACAACGGGAGGCGGCTCCACGGGAGGCGGCTCCACGGGTGGCGGCTCCACGGGTGGCGTGACCGGAGGTACATCAACAGGCGGTGGCACTATTGGCGGTGCCGTCACAAAAATTGCAAATCAGACCAAAAAGGTTGTTGATGATGTTGCCGGAGCTTTTGACAATTTCACAAGCGGCACAACGACTTTGGCCGGGGTTATGGCAGCTTCAAATCAGCCATTTGCATTTGGCACATCTGGTGTAAATACCAACACGCTGGCCGGAATTTTAGCTGCATCAAATAAACCCAGCGTGACTGTCAATTTCAATGGGGTCACAACCGATCCGGAAGGCACAGCTCGTGTGCTGGTGGATACAATTAACAATTCTTACTATCGCGGCACAGGTGGCGCAACCAACCTGCAAATTGCATGAGCATTTTCAACCCAATTTGGAGAGTCAGAATAGGTGGCGTTGAGTACACCAATTTTGCTTTGGCAAATCTTTCTATTACATCAGGCCGCACAAACATTTATGAGCAAGCAAATGCTGGGTATGTCAATCTCCAGCTCATTAATTTAGATCAATCAATCATTGACATTGAAATCAATGATGCTGTGTCAATTGAATTGCAAGATTCAACAAATACATTTGTGCCAATCTTTGGCGGTACAGTCGTGGAATTTGACATCAACATCGCTGCATCGGGTGTTGTCGCGATCAATCAATCTGTGTCCATCATCGCTTTGGGCGCATTGTCAAGATTGCCAAAATCACTTACCGAAGGTGTATTGGTGAAGGATAACGATGGCGATCAGATTTACAGCGTTTTAGCAGATTTATTGCTGAACACATGGAATGAAGTGCCAGCGGCATTGCAATGGAATACCTACGAACCAACCACCACATGGGCCAATGCTGAAAACATAGGATTGGGCGAAATTGATCGACCAGGTGAATACGAGCTAGCTAAACGCAATGCATCCACCATTGATGTTTATTCTTTGGTTTCAGCACTTGCCACATCAGGATTGGGCTATATTTACGAAAACGCACAAGGCCAAATTTCCTATGCCGCAGCTTTGCACCGGTCAATTTATCTGGCTACCAATGGATACACCGATGTTTCAGCCTCTCAAGCCATTGCCAATTCTTTGTCCATCCAAACTCGATCCGGTGACATCCGCAACGACATTACATTGAAATACAAAGAAAATTCAACACTAGAGGTTACAGATAGTGATCCAGCATCGATCTTGGCCTATGGCCCATTGGCGCAAATCATCACAACAACAATTGAAAACCAAACCGATGCCGAGGATCAAGCTGCATTTTATTTGGGCTTAAGGTCATATCCACAGGCCAATTTTAGGCAAATCACTTTTGAGCTTACAAACCCGGAAATCGATGATTCTGATCGTGATTCATTGATCAACATTTTCATGGGTCTGCCATTGCGCATCAATGATTTGCCGCTCAACATGTCAGCCGGCACATATCTGGGTTTTGTCGAAGGCTGGACATGGCGTGCCGCTTACAACACAGTATCGGTCACGGCTATTCTTTCCCCATTGGCGTTTTCCTTGCAAGCCATGCAATGGCAAGATGTCTCAGCGGCAGAAACATGGAATTCAATCAGCGGCAGCCTAGATTGGGCAACCGCGTTAGTCGTAGCGTAAGGAGAAACAAGTGAGCAACCCGACCAATCCATTTTCGTGGCAAATGCCGACACCGACCGATTTGGTCACGGATTTGCCAGCGGATTTTGAGGTATTTGGACAAGCTGTGGCCACATCGTTGGCCGATTTATTAGGTGGCACATCAGGCCAGATTTTGGCAAAAAATTCAAACACCGACATGGATTTTGTGTGGGTCACAAATGATGTTGGTGATATCACAGCTGTGACAGCCGGGACCGGTATTTCGGGCGGTGGCACATCGGGAGCAGTAACAATCACAAACTCCATGGCTACAGAAATCACGGCATCTGGTGACATAATTGTAGGTACAGGATCAGGCACTTTTGACAATTTGCCAATTGGTACCACAGGCCAAATTCTCACAGCTGACACGACTGTTTCTCCATACAAGGTTAAGTGGGCTACACCAGCAACGGCTTCAAGCGGTTTCACATACATCACCACATCAACATTTTCTAATGTTGCTTCGGTGACAGTTGATTCAGTATTTACATCAACTTATGACACTTATTTAATTGACTTGGTGGACATAAGCGCAGCAACAGGAACAGATGATCTCTTGTTACAGTATCGTTATGGTTCGACTACGCAAACAACCGCTTATTATGGTTCTTGGGTTTATTGGAAACCTTCAACAGATGCAATCAATGGTTCACGCTGGCGCAATGGTTCTAACCACATTTTATCGGATAATACTGGCGATAGTGGCAGTTTGGGTCATGGTAATTTATACATCAGCAAAGTCGGAAGTTCAGGCAAACCTGCAATCTGGGGAACATACGGCAGCGCAATAGGCGAAGGTATGCAAGCCTTTGGCGGTACTTTTGATGGTACTTCTCAAACTTTTAATGGATTCTTATTGAAATCATCAGCATCAAACATCAGCGGAACAGTTAGAGTGTACGGATTGGCGAAATCATAATGGCAAATGACACAATACAAATCATCAATGTTGAAACTGATGAAGTAATCGTTCGTGAGATGACAGATGAGGAACAGGCTATTCGCAACGCTGAAGTGGCTGAATACAATGCAAAATTAGCAACCGAAACAGCAGAAGCCGAAACAGCAAAATTGGCAAAGGAAGCAGCACAAGAAAAACTTGCTGCACTAGGTTTGACAGCCGATGATTTGAAGGCACTTGGATTGTGACATTTCCACAAGGCACATTGCCGCGTTTGATTCAGGTTGCGCTGGCCGAAGTCGGCACAGCTGAAACAGGCAACAATGAAACAAAGTACGGCAAATTTATGAAGGCCGACAAGCTGCCATGGTGCGGTTCGTTTCTTAATTGGTGTGCTCATCAAGCCGGGGTCAAGGTGCCAAATGTTGTTAGCACAAAAGCTGGTGCCGAGGCATTTAAGAAAGCCAAGCAATGGCACACCACACCAAAGATTGGCGATTTTGTTTTCTTTGATTTCATCATCGATGACAAAGAGACAATCAATCACATTGGCTTGGTGATCCGGGCATCAGAAAAACAGATCGTGACCATCGAAGGCAATACATCAGGCGGATCGGGAAGTCAGCGCAATGGTGGCGAAGTCATGGTCAAATCAAGAGCTTTGGGAGCACGCTCATTTGTGATCGGTTACGGCCGACCAGCTTATGAGCCATTTTCCGGTGATTTACCGGATCGACCAAAAGGAGAAAAATAATGGAGCAAGCAAAAGCAATTGCGGCATCATGGGCACGCTCATACATCGCGGCAGCTTTGGCCGTGTATATGGCCGGCGGATCACTTGAGCAAATGGCAATGGGTGGCGTGGCAGCTGTTGTGCCGGTTATTTTGCGTTGGCTCAATCCAGCTGATAAAGCTTTCGGGTCTACGGGGAAGTGACTCGGAAATCACTCGCGGCGGGTTTGGCTTTGATCCTTTCGTCAAGCCTTGCCGGGTGTGGTTATGACGGCTGGGTGCGATACCCATGTCAAGAGCACGCAAATTGGGAAAACCCAGAGTGCCAAAAACCACAATGCAAGGTCACGGGTACCTGTACAGAGGATGTGATTGGTGATGGCTTCAAAGAGTAAAGAGCGGTTAAGCCAAGAGGACATCAAAGCTCGCTTAATGTTTTTGATTGGCGCGGTGTTGGCAATTGTCTTTCTTATTGTCACTTTGGGCATCACATACGCGTTGATCTTTGTGACACAGCCAATTGGGGCACAGGCTCCCAATGATGCAGCTTTCATCGATCTACTCAAAACCTTGGCAATCTTTCTCACCGGGTCATTGGGTGGCGTTTTAGCATCCAACGGACTCAAAGACAAACCAAAGTCACAATACGAAAAAACCATTGAAAGGCGTTTAGGCGGTAACGACACGCCATGATTTGAGCGTGATTCTTGAATTTGTCGCATTTGCCTGTCACTCTCTCTTTCGGGAGCTGATTCGCGGCTCCCAGAATCGGGAGCAACAAAATGAACGAAGCATCAATTGTGATCATGTGTTTGATTGCTGGAGCCTTATGGGCTGTCATGTCTTATTCGGTCGGATTTAAGGAAGGCCAGCGACAAGGCTACACACGCGGCCGAGCTGTGGCACGCCACGCGGTATCAGCTGATCGCAAGGTGAACAACTAATGGCCGGATTTCTTGAAAACTACGAAGGCAACAAAGAGCGCACAGATCGTTGGCTGCGCACATTTCCCCATGGGAGACTCGAAGCTCACATCATAGAATTTAATGCCGAAAAAGGTTATGTGCTGGTACAAGCTAAGGCATGGCGCAATCAAGAGGAAACAGAGCCAGCGGGCATTGATTTTGCTTTTGGCTATCGCGAGGCATATAACCCGAACATGAAACGCTGGTTTTGCGAGGATACTGTTACCTCAGCTTTAATGAGAGTGATGGCCTTGGTCATGGGCGGCACAGAGAAAGCCACAAAAGAAACTATGGAGCAAGTCAAAATAAATGATGCGACAAAGCCGCAAGATTATGACTATTGGACAACCAAATTTGGCGATGTGCCAAGCTACAAAACAGCCGGAGAAGCTGAGCAAGCTGGCATCCCATCACTCGGATCATCGATGGATGAGATTGCGAAACAATTGGGTGGAGAGCTAGTACAAGAGGCACCGCAATGCCGTCACGGGCATCGTGTATGGCGCACCGGAACATCGGCCAAAACCGGCAAGGATTGGGCCAACTATTCATGCGTAGGCAAAAAACCAGATCAATGTGAGCCGCTTTGGTATGTGTTCACAAGCGATGGCACATGGAAACCACAGGTGTGATGATGACAAAAAAACAATTGCTGATTGCATTGATCATCATTGAAGCTGCATTGCTGTTGGGATTGGTGGTGGCTTTGTGAGCGACTACATTGAAATAATCTATACACAGGAAATGAAAGCCAGGTTGATGTGCAATGGCGAAATTGTTGAGGAATACAAAATCGAGCAATGTGACAAGTGCTCACAGCTGCGCCGATTGGATCATTTCGGATACCAAAAAGGCTATGACAAGCAAGACAACATCATTTGGTTTTGTGGTGATTGCCGATGATTGATCGCATTGAGGAAGTGCAATGCATGATTGCAGCCATCCAACATTGCCATGATCGATCAGCTGATCACAGCTCACGGATCGTCAAAAACCTGTCATGGTTTGAGTATGTGGCACAGATGGGCGAATCAATGCTGGCCGAGCTAGTGGTGGCCAAGCGATTGGGCTATGAATACACACCGGGCATAACATGGGATAAATCCAAAGCTGATGTGGGCGAGCACATCGAAGTCAAATGGTCAGCCAATCCGGCCAGCAATTTGTGGATTCAGGAATCAGATCGACATGATCGTGACATTGCCGTGCTGGTCACAGGCAACGCACCAAAGATGCACATTGTTGGCTGGATGCCGGTGGCTGTGGCCAAGAAACCACGCTATCGAAACGCATCACAAAACAATTGGAGCGTGCCACAAATCAACCTACAACCAATCGAAACCTTGATGCGGAGCAATTATGCACATCCTTCAATTTGATTGTTCAATTTGTGCAAAGCTGTATGGAAAGCCAAAGCAACGCCATGGACTTAAGAAAGGTGCAGAACTGACCGAACATGAGTGGTTCGCACAATGCATGAGCTGTGGCACATTTGGCATCAAGATCGTTGATGATGCACGGATTACGGAGATGTCATTGTGATGAAGTTATCCACAGGTATCATCCACAGGCTGTGCGCAACGCCCAACAGCACGCTCAATGTTGCAATGTATTTGCGTGGTTCGGTACGCTCCATGCTCGTGGGCGAGCCGCTGAGGCGGATAGCTCGCAAGCGATGCTTGGTGCTATTGGCCGCGCTATGTTTTGCTAGCGCAACACCGGCACAGGCCACACAAAATGCAACAAAGAAAGCATCGATCAATTCATTGAAGCTTTATGCTCACTCACGAATTGTTGATTGGCAAGAGATGAAATGCTTTGACATCCTAATCACAAAAGAAAGCAATTGGCGTGTGGAAGCTATTAATCCAAATGGCAATCACTTTGGCTTAGGCCAGATGCGAAACACAAAGTACAGAAACCTTGATGGCTTTCGCATGATTGACTGGACTCTCAGATACATCGATCACAGATATCAAGGCAAGATATGCAATGGAGCTTTGGCTCATTGGCGAAAGCATGGGTGGCATTGATGTCAAGAGCTTGGAAAGGTGGGAGCACAAGTCGTTGGCGTAAAATCAGAGAAGCTGTGTTGAAGCGTGATGGATGCTGTCAGATGTGTGGCCAATCGGAAGGCCAAATGCACATTGATCATGTGATTCCCAAAAGATTGGGTGGAGGCGATGAAATCTGGAATTTGAGGCAATTATGCCAAAAGTGCAATTTGAGCAAAGGTGGTCGTTTTTTTGAGGCGGATGGAACAC